CATTGACGATACCAAACCAGCCCCAACAGGGGCAGCAAAGACAGATACCAATGGACAGCCACAAGCATCTTGACCCATTTTTTACCGAATCTGAACCCGAAATAAGGTCTATCGAAGGCGGCAAAACGACCGTATTCGGCTACGCGGCAAAGTTCAATTTGCCCAGCCGCCAGATGACCACAAAGAAGGGTGTGAAGTTCACCGAAAGCATCGCGCCCGGCGCGTTTGATGGTGCTGATTTTAGCGACGTTCAGTGCTGCTTCAATCACGACGAGCGACAGTTTTTGGCCTCTGAACCCTCACTGAAATACGGCGTAGATGCTACTGGCCTTTACTACGAATACGAACACGACCCAAGCGACCCCGTACACGTCACAGCCTTGCGCCGTATCCAGCGGCGCGATGCCAAAGGCAGTAGTTTCCAATTTCCGGCACTCCCTCCTGACTGCTACGAACTGCGCGATGCTGGCGGCGGAATCAAACACAGGACGATTACCAAGTTTCCTCGCATTGCCGAATTTGGCCCCGTGTTCACCCCGGCCTACCGAGATACCACCGCCTTCGCTCGCTCGCTTGACGAAACCGCCGACGAGGAACTACACGAAACTCCAGAACTACCCGGCCCCAACATCAAAACCCGCGAAATCCAACTCCGACAATTCAAAGCCCTTCATCCGTAGGGTTCGCTTTTCACAAAAATAAAATACAAACACATGAAAAATGCCACTGCGGAGCAGATGAAAGTCGCCCGCGAAAAACTGGGCGAAGCCATCGAGAAGCGGAACGCGGAGCGTGCCGCCGCTGATGCAATCGCCAACCGCCTGACCGATCCCGGCTGGGATGAGGCCAAGGATGGCGCGGCCCTTGATTTGGCGCAGCGCAATCTCAAGAATGCTCAGCGTTTGGTTGAAATCCAAACCGACAAGGTTGCTTCACTCGCAGCCGATTCGGAACTTGAGCAGCGCATGGCAGGGTGGGGCGGTGGAGCCGCGCCTTCTGACGGCACCGCCCCCGGTGTTTCCGTCCTACCTTCTGGCCGTCTCGGTGACAAATGGGAGGGCGCACGCTCAGAATTTCGCATGCTTCGCGCTGCAAAACTCCTCGGTGAGCGGAAGCCGCTCGACGGCCTCGAAGCCGAAATGCACCAAGAAGGGCAAAACGAAGTCCGTGACTTACGGCTTCCGGGCGCGTCTGGTAACCTGATCCTTCCCGAGATGCTGATCTCTGGTCGCAGTTCCGGCATGGAGCGGCGCGACATGCTGGCTGAAACCACCACAGCGGGCGGTTACACGGTGCAAACTTCGGTGGGCAACCTAATTCCGATCCTTGAGCCTCGTCTCATGGTGGAGGCTCTTGGGGCAACGGTCATGCGCGGACTTCGTGAGAATATCGACTTCCCCCGGAACGATGCGGACGCTGCCGCCGTGTGGGCTTCTGAGGTGGCGACCGCTACCGAAACCTCGCCGACTTTCGACCGGGTGCAAATGTCTCCTGAACGCCTTGTGGCCTTCACCGACGTGTCGCGCCAGGTGGTCATTCAGTCCTCGATTGACATGGAAAATCTGATTCGTCGCCGTCTCACCTTCGCCGTGCGCAAGGCCCTTGACGCTGCCGCAATCAACGGTTCCGGCTCGTCTGACCAACCCCTCGGCATCCTGAACACTTCCGGCGTGAATGATATCACGGTTGGAACTAACGGTGGCGTACCCACCTGGGCTTTGATCGTCCAGCACGAGACCGAGACCGCAATCGACAATGCGGATTTTGGCAAACTCGCCTACTTGATGACTCCGGGACTTGCTGGCCTCCTGAAACAAACCAAGCGAGACGTGGCCGGTAACGGCTTTATTTGGGAAGGGCCAAACATGAAGGCTGAGGTTAATGGCTACCGTGCTTTTGCGACAACCCAAATGCCTTCAACTCTGACAAAAGGCTCATCGAGCGGCACTTGTCACGCTTCGATTTTCGGGAACTGGGAAGAACTGATGATCGGACAGTGGGGCGGCATCGACATCCTCATCAACCCCTACACGAAGGGCAAAGAGGCTCTTGTGGAGATGATCGTGAACTCTTGGTGGGATGTCGCAGTGAAACACGCTGCCTCTTTCTGCATTTGCAACGAATTCACGCTGGCGTAAGCCGATTTAACCCCAAAAAGCCACTTTTTTCACTCTCACACACAACTCACGCACATGAAACACGTGTTTTTCCTAAAGGCTGGCACCCCGTACGGGTATGGCTATGCCGCCGACGAAGTCGGTGTTGTTCACGAAACTGCCCTGACTCGCAAGGAGGGCAAGCCAGCCAAAACGGTGGTTATCGCCCTCGGCTTGAAAGAACTGCTCGAAAAGGGTGTGGTTCGGGAGGCGAATGCCGCCGAAATCGCCGAGTACAAGGCTACTGAGGCTGCCGAAAAGAAGGCCGACACCCCCGCTCCACCACCTGCCGCCTAACCCATGCCCATCGAGATCATCACCCCGCCCGACAGCATCAATAGTTCCGAAGCCGCCGCGCTCACCGCGTCGTTCAAACTGTACCTCCGCGTTCCTGCTGCGCAAACGCAGCACGACGCGCTGATACTGTCGAACCTGTACGGCGCAAGGGCGTTTTTGGAAAATGCGACGGGGCGGGTGATGATTGAGACGGAATTTAGGGAGTATTTCGATGGTTGGCCCAAAAACGAGCGGGGCGAAGCCTCGCGGATCATCGAACTGAGCAAAGGCGTAGCCTCTGAGGTTGCCAGTGTCCAATACCTCGGCGAAGACGGCACCACATGGAACACGCTCGACCCTGCAAAGTACCGTACCGACCTGCTCTCTCCACTGCCTCGCGTCCAACTCGCCGACGGCGAAACTTGGCCCACTACCGACCTCTACAATGGCATGCTAAATGTTCGTGTCCAGTACACTGCTGGCTATGCCTCGACCGCTGCGCAACCTATTCCGCTTCGTGGTGCTGCTGCTTTGCTCGGCGGTGCCTTCTACCGCGCCGACAAGATTGAGGACAGTTTTGCGCTGGCGAGAAACTACTACCACCCCTACATTCTGAAACGGTAATATGGCAGCATTTTCCTTTATCGAGGGCCTGAGTTTTGCCCAACTGGATGAGTTGGTGCCGCTCCATGTCGTGCTGGACGAGGTGGACACCTCTACAGACGTGGACGCAAAGGTGAACCCGGTGGTAGACCTGCCCTACTGGACTCGTGGCAGCGTTGGCTTTACCATTGCGGAGCCTTTTGAGTTTTTTGAAATCGAGGACAGCCAGTGGCGCAACTGGTACTTTATCTGGAAGGGCTTTACCTACTTTTGGAACCAGGTGGTTCTTTTGCCGGGCCGTCAACTGCTCTTTGTCCACGCCATTTCGCCCAGTTTTTCCACAATCTCTACCGACCTCAGCGGGCTCCCGGCCTATGTCAATGATGACGAAGCCGTCGCCGCTGGCCTCGAAATTGGGATGCCGTACTGGGTGCTACCGGGTAGCGATTCCGTCCCTGCTGGCACCCTTGTCCGTGTCACCAACGCATCCGGCTACCCGAACCCATTCAGCACAGTACCCTTTGGGCTTGGCCAACTTTCGGCTTACGATTCTGACGCTGCCGCTACTGCTGCTGGCCTTGCTGCTGGCGATGCTTATTGGGCTGCCGCTGGCCACGACACCTACCCTGCTGATACCCTCGTCCGTGTCTCCTAACTTACTCACACTATGAAAAAACTACTCCTCCTTTTCCTTCCTCTCTTGCTCGCCCTCTCCACCGTTCGCGGCCAAACCATCCAATCCACCCCCGCCACGCCCCACACCCTCGGCACTCCAACTCACACGCCCAGCGCCTACGGCAGTCACCTGGCTTTTGACAAGACCAACGGGATTTTGTACCAGCGGCTGAGTGGGGCGTGGACGCGCGCTGTGGGAATACCGGCCTCCAACTCGGTGGATTCGAGCAAGGTGCTGGACGGCGGGCTTTCTCCGAACGATTTCGCCCAACGAGGGGCCAGTACTGGACAAGTAATGACATACACCTCGAACGGCTGGCGAGCGAAGTCGCTTAGCGGCGTTGGCGGCATTTACGGCGGCGATGGCTTCCTTTCGGAAGCCCTTACCACTGTGGGCCTATACAACCCCTCGACCTTCGATCCGCTCGAGTTGGAGTTTCGGATTTGGGATGATGGCGCGGCGCGAACTGTGGCCCGCTTTGGTGGGGCGAGCGGCGATGACGATGGCGACAGGTTTGGGTTGTACGCGTTCGATGAAAGCGGCGTGAAGACTATGGCATTCTACTCCGACGAGGACTCCAGCCCTACGGGCGGCATAATGATTGACGATCTTCGCGCCACGCCGCGCGGCCTTCAATACAGTGCGGACTACTCGGCGACGTACAACGACCGCTCCCTCGTCGATAAAGCCTACGTCACCACCGCCAACGCCACCAACGCCAACCTTACCGGCCCTGTCACCTCCGTAGGCAACGCCACCACCATTACCGCCAACTCCATCGACTCTACCCACATCGCCAACGGCACCATCTCCCCGAACGACTTTGCCCAGCGCGGCGCGAGTGTCGGGCAGGTGATGACGTACACGGCGAACGGGTGGAGGGCGGCGTCCGCCACCTCGCTTTCGGACGGCGACAAGGGGGATATTACCGTTTCAGGCAGTGGGGCGACTTGGGATATAGATGCCAGCGCGGTAGGTTCCTCTGAAATTGCTGCTAATGCCATTGACTCTACAAAAGTCGCCGCTTCCAGCCTTTCGCCTTCCGACCTCGGCTCCAGCGGGGCGAACGTGGGGCAGGTGATGACGTACACGGTGAACGGGTGGAGGCCAGCGGCGGGAGCCGCGCTTTCGGACGGAGATAAGGGTGATATCACGGTGTCTGGCAGTGGCGCGACTTGGAACATAGATGCGGGCGCGGTGGGCGCGAGCGAACTGGCCTCCACTGCCGTGGGCGCGGGTTCTTACACCTACGCTGGCTTTACGGTGGACGCGGATGGTCGTCTAACTGCGGCTTCGAGTGGCACCGCGCCTGTTGTGAATAACGGCAACTCGTTTGGTGCCGCCATGACGATTGGCACAAACGATGCCCAATCCCTAAATTTCGAGTACGCGGGCGTAGTTGTGGCGCAGTTCAACGGAAGCAGGCTATCGAATTATGGCGTAAGCACATCAGGCACGACGGCGATGGGAACAACACTATTTCACAATACCGAAGTTTCTGGCACCCCCGGGACAGGGTTTGGTGGGGCAATCGAGTTTGCTGGCGAATCTTCTACCGCCAACTACACCTCTGCCGCCAAAGTCGGTTGGCAATGGACGGACGCCACACACGCCAGCCGAACGAGCGAACTGGTTTTTCACACGGTGAATAGTGGCACGATGGCCGAAAGGATGTCTTTATCTGGGAGCGGCACGCTGGAAACCACCCGTGTCACGATGCAAGCGGGGACGGCGACAGCGGGGACGGCGCCGCTCAAATTCACCTCTGGCACGAACCTGACCACCCCCGAAGCCGGGGCTATTGAATTCGATGGCACGAACTACTACGGCACAGCGTCTACCACCCGCTACACGCTCGCCAAAACACTCACTGCCACTGCGTCGCTCAACTTTCCCTCTGTCGCTGCATCGACCTGCTCCGACCTCACGGTAACAGTTACTGGCGCAGCCGATGGGGACGGTGCCAGCGTTGGCGTACCAAACGCTTCGATACTGGCCAACGGCTCCTATACTTGGTGGGCGTCGGCTGCGAACACCGTCACTGTCCGTTTCTGCAATCACCAGACTGTTGGCGCACTCGACCCCGCTTCCGGCACCTTCCGGGCAACCGTCTTGAAGTACTGAAAATTGGCACACCCTTCGCCTTATCGCCCTGAAAATCAGGGTCATGCTCACTCAATTCCTTGTCGAATTTATGCAGGCGCAATACGCTGAAATCTTGCATCGGCTTGACCGTGTCGCCAACCATGTCGCCGCCGTTTCTGACCGCTTGGCAACTGTTTCCGATAGGGTAGAGCAACTCGAGCACCGAACTTTCAACTTTTCAATACTCACGCACACTATGAAAAAACCGCACATCCTCACCGTCGTAGCCACGCTCATTTTTGCACTCATGGCCTACTTCGGCTTCAGTCCAAACCTCGCAGTCGCTGGCGACATCGGCGAAGCCGCGAAGCAGGCCGCCGACGCAATCGCTACCCGGAACTGGATTCTGGGCATCAATGGCCTCGTGGCTCTCGGCGCGCTCGTCTGGGACTACATCAAGGGTGACAACGGCGAAGCCGGTGGTAGATAGCCCCCGCCTTCGCTACTGTCGTCCTGTGTTTTTGAATTGCCCGGCCCGGCCCTCGAAAGAGTGCCGGGCTTTTTTGTAATACCATGCCGAACGACGCGAAGCGCACGAAGCGGCTGCCGCTTGTCGCCGTTCTGGGCGGTAGCGCACTGGGCGATTTTGCCGCTTTGCGGGTGGGTTTGCAGCAGGGGCTGGGCTACTGAACGATTTGCCGAAAATTGGGGCCCAGCCTCTGCGTGTCGAGCCTTTTTGGGGCTGGGCAGGGGCTGGCGGCATTGCCGCCTTCGCCTGCCGCGCGTTGGCTGTGCCGTGTGGCGGAGCAACACGACTACGGTGCCGATTTTCCCGCACCACTGCCCCATGCAACAACCGCTCGACACTCCACTGCCTCGCGCTCGTCGTGGTCACCGCGCTTGGCCAAGGCTTTTCCGACTCTTGCGCTACTACCTGCTGGCATTCCTGCACCTGTCTCAGTAGCGGGGCCGACTGCAAGGGGCAAGGGGGCGCGGGGGAGCCCCGGAAAATAAAAAAGCCGTCAGTCTTTTCAGACCAACGGCTAAACCCCAAAAAACCAAATGAAAACAATCTTTCTTCTTGCCAGAAGTGGTACAAAACTACGCCGCCATTATCTATACCTGCAACTAAAATCCGATTAAAAACCCCCGCCCCACCGAAGCGAGACAGGGGCAATCGTCACCATGAACTACTTACCCGAATGGCGCTGTCGGGACTTCGCTCGCGGCCAGACATTTTTTGCTTGGCTTTTGCGCACTCCCCGTCTGTCACTTCGGGGAGAAATCCGCCTACGCCCTGTTGCTTAATTCGTTGTAGTTCTTCTGTTGTGCTGCGTGTCATGTTGTTGGTGTGGTTGTGGCTTGCGCCGGGTGAAACTGTATCTCCATTCGCTTCCCCATTTTCCGCACCCTGCCGCCAATCGTCTCGGCAGCGTCTTGCAGTGCGAGCAATGCAGACTCGCGTAGGTCATCGTCGTTGACGTAGGCCATTGCGTCGCCAAGCAAGGCAACTGCGCCCAGATACCGCATTTCCATTTTGGCGAAATTGTGCTGCTGCGTTTCCAGCAGTCGCAGCATTTCGGGCAATTTGCAAATCATCTCTGCGACTTCTCGATGCTCGGCCCACATTTCGGCAATCGTGCCTCCGTCTCCGTAGATGGCTATTTTTTTGGCGTTTCTGTGGTGCCTTGTGATGCGCCAAGCGTCTTGCTCGACCCTCATCTGTGTTATTGACTTCATGCTGCAATTTTGTAAGTGTTGACGTGTGTTTGAATGGTCTTTCCGCTCACCCCTATCTTCCGGCCAACCGCCTCCCGTGTCGAAGTTTGCCCGGAAGCAAGTAGCGCCGCTTCCGCCTCCCTAATCATTGCCGTCCTTGCTTCCGGGCTGGCCTCTTTCCACCTCCGCCCCGCTTCCGCCTCCGCTTCCGCCCTCGCCCTTTCCGCTTCCGCCTCACGCTGCTCAGCCTCCTTCCGCTCCTGCTCAATACGCTGCTTTTCAGCCACTTCTGCCGCTTCCGCCTTCCGCTTTGCTTCCGCCTCTTGCCTCTGCCTTTCCGCTTCCGCTTCCGCCCGCTTCCGACTTTCTTCCGCCTTCCGCCTTTCCGCTTCCGCCTGTACTTCCGCCCGCTTCCGCTCTGCTTCCACCTCTAACTTCCGCACTTCCGCCCTTTCCTTCCGGGCTTCCGCCTCTGCTTCCGCCTGTATCCGTGCTGCTTCCGCCCTTGCTTCCGCCTGCGCTCTTGCCGCTTCCGTCTGCTTGTTGAGTGCGATTATCAGACTGTCCTTTTCGGCTTGGGCCTGAATTTCTGCCAGCCTGATTTTCGCCGTCCTTTCCGCTTCCGCTGCCCTTTCCCTTGCCGCCATTTCTTCCGCCGCCACCTCTGCCACCCGCTGCCGCTCTCTTGTCGTTACCTCTGCTGCCGCCCTTGCACTCGTCGCCGACAACGCCCACAAATCCAGCGCAGCCATTGCCACTACCGACAACCATGCCCACGTCGTAGCCGTCCAGTCAAAGGGCAGCGTAGCGCGTAGCGCGAACTGGTCGTGATAGGCCATTTCCTCGAAGGTGGCAGCGAAAAAGCGGACCATCCAAGCCCCGACGAAGTATTGTCGCCTCACTGCGCCGCTGCTGTGCCGTTGTGCCCGGATGGTAGCAAACAATGCCAGGGCAATGGCAAGGCCAGTAGTTAGGCCAACAGCAGGGCCAACGGCAAGGGCCGGGGCGATGGCAGAAATGAGCAGGCAGATGTAGTTTATCCACGTTTCCGGGTGGTCTTTGAGGTCGTGGAGGAGGTGGTGGATTGTGTTCATGGTTACAGTTTTTTTGATATTTCTTCTACATATTCAGGGGCAAACACCCTTTCGTCGTCCAACAGGGCTTTTTTACTGTCGTATGTAGCCCACCTTGCCCGACTTCCGCCCAAAAAACACAGCGCGTCCGCGTCATTCGCTGGCCTCCGAAATACCTCGAAGGCGCTTAAAAAGCCCTTTGCATGGGCATTCCTCGCGCCAAAGCCTCTGCGAAACATGGCAGTATGAAACACGATGTAAGTGCCGTTTTTCCGCCTCAAGCCAACTATATCTCCTGCATGGGATACTATCTTCCTCAACTCGTCGGCTCGCCGCGCGGCAGCGGCTTCGTCCTTGTGTTCGGATTCACAGAGCCAGTCGCGGCCCGGCAACTGGTACCATGTGGCTGTGCCTCGCACTTCGATCTTTGTGTTCATGGCTGGCGGTTGTTTAAAGTGTGAGTTCTACTCAGCCGGAAGACATTCCATTGCGCGTTCGTAGGCAACATTGAAGCCGTAACGTGCGGCTTCATATCTGTTTGTAATGT